ATCTCCAGGGCCGGTTAACCAATTTTGAGCGTAATATGCTCGTTTGCCCCATAAAGGCTTTCCACTTAAAAAACATTTTCTTGGAAGCCAACATAGTTTTAACTCCCATCCTTTGGCTCTACGCAAACCCCAAGTATCAGATGGGGGTGATTGAGTCACTTCGTCACTTATTTTGCTTAATGCCATTTTACGCTTTGACAGAAATCCTGTCATTTAAGTACCCCACTCGTTTTTAAACAAAGGCACCTGCAATCTGTCGCTATAGCGAAGACCATTTTTCATGGCCGCTAGTGCCACTGCTTTGTTATTTAACGAGTAAACACTTTCTACTCCGCCAACCGGCATTAAGTAGACGTGTCCTTTAAATCCTTCTTTGCGGAATTCTTCTGTTGCTTTGAGTGCATCTGCAATATCTTGTTCTGTTGCTACAACAAACTTCAAATACACTGTGCCTACAGTTTCATAATCACAAACAACTTTGGGTTTAATAGCATCTTTCCAAGGCTCACCACTTGCAGGAAGTTTAGCACTTACACTAAAAGTAATCTCACGATTAAATTCTGTATTAGGCATTTGCCATGCTATTAGATATTCTTTAAACTTAGGTGTTAACCGCATTGTACCGTTTGTTTCGAAAGTAATTTCTTTTAAACCTGCCATGCAAGGTTGCTCTAACAAATCTGGATAAGCACGTTGCCACCCTAGTAAAGGCTCGCCGCCTGTGATAACCAAATGCTCGTCTTGCCATTCCTTAAAAGGTAATGTATCGACAACCGCTTTGGCAAGGCCCTCAACTTCGATCATTGGGCTAAGATCTTTAAATGCAGGATGCCAACTTGCGTAACTATCGCACCCTGTACTAACAAGTGGAAGAGATTTGTATTCTTTAAATTCAACAGCACGTTCTGCAATTTGATCTGCTTCGGTGCTTAGTTTGCCGAGCTCCATACCAAACCCTTGACAGGTAAAGTTGCATCCATATGTTCTTAAGAACACAGACGGCACACCCATATAGCGACCTTCGCCTTGGATGGAATAGAATAATTCTGATACTTTAATTTTACTCATATATGTTAGACCATTTCTTTAATTTTTCAATTTTAGCATACTTTGCCGACTCTAAGCAAGCCTCTGAAACTACGTTCATCTCTTTCAAGATATCAATCATTGCAAGCATGTCGCCAAGTTCTTCTTCCAAATGTTCTCGGTTTGTTTTTGGCTTACCGGGCTTAAAGTTATCAATACCAAATCGACTAATTTTACTAACTGCTTGAATTACCTCTGCACATTCTTCTTGTAGAATGTCCATAACTTCTTTAATTTTTGCTGATTCCATGATTCGTCCTGAGTGGATAAGTAATTATACATTAATATTTAGATCTGTCAACGACCTATGGAAAATTTAACTACTAAAATACATTGGATACTTAATGATTACTGTAGAGCACAGTGTAGTTATTGTCCAACCCAAATAAGCGGAGGAGGGCTTCCTGCCGAAACCAAAGATTACATTCGCGCCGCTAACACCATTATTAATTCGTATAAAGCCGCAGGAAGAGAAATTGATTGGACATTTACAGGCGGTGAGCCGCTTGACATGAATGACATTGTTGTTTTATTAAAATTATGTCGGGCTAACGGACGATCAATGACACTACATACAAATGGTGGAAAGCTATGGATGGATTGGTGGGCCATAGAACCGTATGTAGATGTATTACATCTTACATTTCATTATTGGCAACAACCTGCTTTAATGAAATATATTATTGATGTATTTCGAAATAAAAATAAAACCTTCTACATCACTGCGCCTATACGCCCTGATTATTTTAAAGAAGATTTAAATCGAATATTGTTATTAGAAGATACAGCAGATATTCTTATTCTAAAAACATTACTGTACAGGGAAGCAGACCAAACAATAGGTATGTTTAATTATAATGTAGATGATTTATGTACACTTGATCTTTATAATCAACCAAAGGCAGAGCGGGCACGTATAATTGAAGCAAATAAAAAAAGAACAGAACCTGGTCCGTTAACTCCGTCTGCAAAACAAAAAGTTTATATAGATAACACTAGTTGGAATGATCGCCATGTTAATACATTCAAAGCTCATCCTAGTTACACACATCAGCTGTGTAATGCAGGTGTAGAATTTTTAAATATCGGAGCACAAGGTTGGGTATCGGGTAGTGTTTGCAGAAATACCACACTTGGAAATATTTGGCACGATGGATGGAGTTTAAATGTAGAGCCTCAGCGATGCTCAATGATTTCGTGCGTCCATGAATCTGATCGACGTATTACAAAATTCCCTTTGACCGACCAGTGAGATACTGCTCGTTGTGCATCCATTTATTCTTATATAAAAATCCCCATTCGCGTTTTTGAGGACCTGGCATGAACATTGTCCAGCATTCTACATTGGGATCGAGTTCAATACGATGATAGCTAGTAGCACTACATGTACGAAAATGTCCTGCACCTCGCCATTTACGTGTCTCAGCAATCTTCTTTCCTCTTCCGTCGAAAACAGGAGTCCATTCATAATAACCACCTTTTAAGATAAGTGTAGCGTAAGGCCATGGATGATCATGCACATCATCGGGGTCTGACTTAAGAAACTTGTGCAAGAACACATTGAATGGAAACCGCTTTCGGTCGCGGAGAAATATATAATAGCGTTCCAGATACGGTTCATTGTTTATCCTATCCATTACAACACGTTTACGATCGAGTTTCTCAAGTATATTAAGAAGCCATTTCATGCAGTTTCATCCAGTTATAAGTTGTTTCTACAATTGTTAATAGATTACTATGAATCGGAGCCCAGTTAGCATCTTTGATAAACGCAGAAGGATCGGCAACTAGTTCAGCAGGATCACCATCTCGTCTTGGCCCAAATTTAATTTTAAAATTACTACCAGTTACTTGTTTAACAGCTTGAGCAATTTCTAAATTAGAGTAACCTTGTCCTGTTCCTAAATTATATGCTCTAAATGTACCAACGTCAATCTCATCGCATAGCGCAACTGCTTGAACGTGTGCATTTGCAATATCGGTAACATGCAGATAATCTCTAATACATGTTCCGTCTGTAGTTGGAAAATCTGATCCGTTGATTGTAAACGATTGATTTTCTAGAATTGCTTGAGTAATCCTAGGAATTAAATGTGAATCGTTCCACACATTTCCTAGATCTGCATCTCCGTCGCAACCACAGGCATTAAAATATCTTAGAGCAATACTTTTGTGTCCGTATGCACGAGTGTGATCTGCAATAATATATTCACACATTTTTTTACTATGTCCGTATGGACTAACAGGAACACCTTCTGCAGATTCAACAATAGGAACAACACAACTGTTTCCATATGTTGCCGCTGAACTACTAAAAACAATTTTGCCATACCATCCTGCTGATGCTAAATCGTCTAGCATCTGATTTGTTTTGGCTGTATTGTTTTTGTAATATTCTCCGGGATTTTGTAAAGAAGGCCCAACAAGACTTGTACCTGCAATGTGTATAATTGCGTCTACTTTTTCTGTTATTGCAATTGTTGATGTAATGTTTACAAAGTCGTCTATAAACAATTCATCACAGAAGAAGGACCCTTCTTTCATGGTCCATTCTCTGTCAATGCCAATTACTTTATACCCAGCTTTCTTAAAAGCCTTTGCTGTGTGTCCACCGATAAAACCGAGTACACCTGTAATAATAACTGTTTTCATTTTGTACTAAATGGCCAAGCATTTGCTCCGCCGGGAACTTCTGGGCAGGGCTTTAGTTTAACATTTTCTTCAATAACTGTGCCGTCATCTTCGCATAGGCTGACTTGATATGGGCCATAGATATGTACAGCAGTATCTTCTTCACACCAATCATGCTCACCGTCGAACAACCAACCTGCACCGCCTTCGTAATACGATTCTTTGATTTCTTGTTGCTCTAATGGAGGAATATCATCACTGAATTCCCATTCGATACTAATGCTGTCATCAAATTCACATCCCCATCCTACATCGGCTGTAGCATACGCAACTTTATCGCCTTCCCAGGGAAGATTGCAATCCAATTCTTCATCAATAAAGCCTTGTCCCCAGCGATATGTTTCGTCAATGTTAAACCAACTAATACTACCATCTGGATTACTACGATACATTTCTACATGGTAGACAATGCTTTTCTTTTCAAGTGGCTTAATTAGATATACCTTAGACATTGTTATTCCTCAAAGTCAATCATGTTGCCATCTTCGTCTGCACAAACAATACGAACATTGCCATCTTCGTCTGTAACTTCAATTGGTCCCCAGATCCAAACTTCGGAGTCTTCTAAGTACCAATCGCCGTCGTCTTCGAGAGCAATTGCACCATTTTCATTAATGAATTCTTCAAGTTCTACAACTTCGTCTTCATCCTCGATACCTGTGATTTCTATATCACCCCAGCAACCGCCGTCAAACATTTCAACAAGTTCTGAACCTTCAATGTTTGGGCCGGATAGATTATACATATCTAAGCTATCCTTTTTGCCATCACCGCCTGGAACACAGTCAAATTCAAACTGTGGAAACTCGTCGTCATTAGTTTCTACTTGAAACTCGCAGAAACGAAACCCGTCCTTAACAAGGATTCGTCCTTCGCCTTCACGTTGAACATAATGTTCGTGCTGTTCGCACGACTTCTTGTAATATGTTTTAACTGTAAACCAAGCCATAATTTTCCTTAGTATTTAGATTCGCGAGTATGTTTACGATAGTCAGTTGACATACGTTTCCATTGTTCGCCTTTGCCTTCTAAAATGTCAACGATACGATCAATTGTGCCATCTGTCCAACGGCTAATATTGTTCATATTAACATGAGGTTCTTTTAGCAAAGGCATCAGTTTACGGATCGCATCGTCGATGCTCCACGGAACATAAAGACGTTCGTAATCGTTGCTAAAAGTTTCAGGGAAAGATCGATAAGCAGGATAAAGCACATTACATCCAAGTGTATCTGCTTCACTAACTGTATTAGATACCCAATCTTGTAATGCACAATTAAACAATACACGGCTGTCGGCTAATAGATTATAGTAATCGTTTTTACCTAAGTCTTCGTAAATTGTTAGCAAGCCACGTTCTTGCAAATCGCGAGTACGTTTCATGTAACTGTCGTTATTAGATTTTAACTTTGCACCTGAGAAAATTGCAAATTCAACTCGAGGACTATCTGGAACTGCGGCATCGTGTCTACGATTCCATTCTTCGATTAGATCCATATAGAAGTCTGGTTGCTTCTCTTGATCCCAACGTGCAGAAAAGCATACACGAATCTTACGTTCGTTAAACGGAATAAGTTTATCAACACGACTACGGACTTCGTCTCGACTAAATGCCAATCCACTAATGTTATAGATTGGAGCCTGCCAACCTGCAACTTTCATGTGCATTGCCATTTCTTCATTAGATGCAAGAACTATGTCCGCAAACTTATCCACCATCTTTTCGTATGCAGCCATCCAATCTTGCATACCCCAAACATGAACAAAGTCATCGGGATCAATACTTTGTGCAAGACAACGAACGGCAATGCGAGGACGCATAGTAGCAGGCACTTGATCCATAATGTAAGGCAAGCTCTCGATACCGGGTTGAAACATGTCTTCAAAGTAGATAACATCTTCATTAGTAACTTCTCCTGCCTTCATCATCTTAACTAGATTCATTAGTTGACTCATACCAAAGTATGTTCGACCGTGTGCATCTAGCACCTGTCCAGTTACAATAGCTTGATCGTTGCTAAGTGTTTCGCCAGGAACAACAACATAGTCGATTCCCCTGCGCTTAAACACTGCCTCGTTCCAGTCTTGCAACTGTAGAGTATATCGGGCCTTATATGGTTCAAGACCCATATAGAATAGCTTACGCATTATACTCCTTGTGCCTCGCGGCGAGCACGATTTTCGCGTCGAGCTTTGCGTTCAAGATATTCTTGTTCTTGTTGGAACTTACGATATTCGTGTGAACGATACATATCTGCTGGATTAAATGCAAGCAGATTAAATCTGCAATGATCTAACCATTTATCAAGATCTTCAAAGATACGCTCAACTTCGGGTTTCATGATAAGAGTCTTCTGGATATATTTTGGCTGTGCCATTTTGTGTTACCTTTTATTTGTGGTAATTGATTGATGAAGGAAATTTAATGAAGCAGCCATTTTCGCCGTCTTCACTAACGTCTGCCCAAACCTCGCGGCCTGGGTATCTTGCGACGATTGTAGCGTGTAGATCACGTGCAATCATTTCGCAGGATTTGTGGTTAAGTTCGAGTGTGCCATCTGTGTAGCAGTTCTCGAGCCAACGCTTAAACTGGATAAATTCGATATCACGGTCATCGTGGAAAACTTCGATATGAATTTTAAAGTGGAAAATATGTCGGTGCGGTGTACCGAGGAAACTAACATCGTACATGTCACCTGTTTTAAGAGCAGGATCAGTAGCTGCCGCTGGATACATGTGAACACCTTCTTTGCGGAAGGATACCCAAATCATTGATTTTTCTGTAGCACTCATTTCTTTTTAACTTCTTTCTCTTGTGGAAGGTTATCTTTCATCATGTTGTAGATTTCCCACAACTTCCAGTCAATACTCTCGAGTAACTTGAATAGTTTCTCTTGTGGGTCTTCTTTTGTACCCTTGGTTACTTTTGCATTAATCATTTAAGAATTTCGTCCTTTGTATATTTAGACCATGGAGTAAAGTTATTACGATTTAGTAAGTCATGAACATTATGACACCAGACTCCTGGATTGGTTGCGTTAAAATCTTTGTCGTCGAGTTTGATTGTAGCATTATATCCTAGCTGTTGTATATAGGGTAATTTTGCCGAAATCATTGGAATAAAATTATGGTACTCGCACATACCACTTTCAAGCAATCCTTCGACACATGCAATGTCAATATCTAGTGTGCAAAGATAATCTCGTTCCAAAAAGTAGTAAATCATATTTTCCCACTTGCCCCATTCTGCACCATTGTTAACATGGAGATCTTTTGGAAAACTCATGTTAGCACCAAAATAGATATGTTCGCTTCCATTTAGGTTAAGTGCAATAGACTCGTGCGATTGAACTCCTACGACAAATAATGTTTTCTTTCCAAAAGCAGGCGTATGTTCAACTTCGGTACCTGTAAAAAAGGTAACGTTCTGTTCAATACCGTCTGTATAATTGCGTTTCATATTATTATAATAGCTTAGTTTGCATAAGATTGCAACCAATAATTTTACCAAATTAGCTATCAATTTCCATTGATAGTGCTTCTTTGATTACTTCGAATAATTCTGCTTCTGTAGAGCACAATACTTTGCAGTTCTTCCACTCGCTTTCTTTATCACGGCCGCCGACCTCGATCATAAATCCATTGTCGTAACGATTGACTGTAAATGATTCGTTTACTTTTGCAAGTTTGTTTAATTTTTTAGTCATTTGTTTTTTCCTTTTTCTTACGTGTTGCTGCCTTTGCACGAACAGCAGGTTTTAAGTTTGCTAGTTCTACACTAGCAATTGCTTCCTGTACTTCTTTAAGAAGTGCTTCGTCATCCCATTCGAGTTCTGTTCTACCATCTGGGAATGTAGTAACAGTTAAATGGTTACCTTTAACTACAGTAGGCTCTTTTACCGTTGGTTTAAAAACTTTAGTTTCTTGTTTAACTCTCTTGGTAATTGGAGTAGGTTTTTTAACTTCTACAATTACCTCTGCTTCTTTCTTTTTACGTGTTGCCATTTTACTCTCCTAAATCTTGTTCAAGTTTACGCAGTTCTTCATCTTCTGGATTTTCTAGATCGATTTCGTCTGCTCTTGTAACTTCTTCTACTTCAAATAATCCACCAAACAAGTTGTCGTTCTGTCCATTGGTTGTGTTACGAGCACCGGCAATACTAACTAAGAAAGATTTAGCCTGTGGACTTTCTAACATTTCCATAGCTTCGTCTAATGTTTTTGTTTCAAATAATTCTGAAACAAATCTATCAAAGTATAGAATACTACGTGGAATCCATTCGCTGAACTGATCGCTACTAGAATCTTTTGCGTTTAGTTTCTTCCAATGTCTCCAGTCTGGCTTAAAACGAGTGCATTCGATATCTGCTAAATGATTAGCTTTTTGTACAGCATCAATATGACATTGAACATTATGACCCATATACAATGCATAAGCAAAACTATCCCAAGAAGTTTTACCTTCTTTGCCAATCTTGTTTAGCATACCTGGCGCATAGTGACAAATGTCACCCATTGTTAACCTGCGGCCAATTTCGCTTTCAAACGGGAACGGTATGTCGGAACCGGCAAGTCCTTTGTTGTCTGGGGCTTTTTCCATAACAACGCTGAACTTTTTCGCTGTGTGGACTGCTCCTGTGTAGACGAGGCCGTGTGCTGTTGCGACAAACGGTGAGGCGCAATCAAAAGATATGGTAAGGTTTTCATTGATGTGTTTCCTAAGTTGACGTTGAATTGAAGTTAGATAGCAAGCCCAATCTAACTGTGCTGTACCCAAGAAGTGGATCCAGTCCTTGCCAGTGAGCATGCCTTCCTCTCGCATGATCATTAGACGCTTCAGTGTCATGTCCATCTTAGACATATTGACACCTCCCATCGCCCATCCTTCGGCGGCCTTATCGCCCCATACCTTAGGATCACTGAATTCTTTTACACCTTCGTACCACTCTTGGGCACTTAGCCAATCGCTACCTTGTAGCACATTTAACCATTTAGTCCTTCCTAGTCTGTTTTCTAAGAAGTACTTGTTGTTAAAACGAGTTTTCTCTAAACAGTCAGCAGGACTAGTCAACCCTGTACGAGGCTGATTATTTTTATCACACGCCCAAATTGGAACGTCTAGCATCATTGACCAGTCAGCAGTCATCTCTAACCAGCCGATAATATCGTCACGAGTTTTATTAGCGGCCTTGCCTTCGAAGTCTTTCCAGTCAAACTTAAGAATACCCTTACCAATCTGGTATCCTCCAGAGTCACCTAGAATCATTGTGTTGGCATGATCTCGCTGTTGAACCATACTTTCTTGTGTATAACTCTTTACTAGATCTAATTGTGCGTGTCCTGCAGAATACAAAGCATACTTGTATGTAAAGTATCCTTGTTCTGCGTTAAGGAAGTTCATGCCTTCGATTCCACGATCAAATCCTGCTGGAATTCGATCTTTAGGCACAAACTCACCTTCTCTTTGTTTAGCAATATAAGTGCTATAGAAAGAACTAATTGCTGGCAAATAGACAGCATAGTCTTTCTGTAATGGTGATAGGTTAACTGGTGGTCTGCTCATCTTTACTCAATATAATTGTTGTTTTTAATTGCTCTTCGGCCCGCTTTAGATTTTCATATGCGGCACTAATAGCAGGATGCTTTTTAGAAAGTTCTTCTAATTTTGCATCTTCTGCCATTTTAGTCATTGCCCAATTAATAGCGGATACAGCAGAACTATTTAGACTTACGGTAGGGTGTGACATAGTAATTTGTTGCCAATTATTACCATCCCACACTTCTAATTGTTGCTTGTTGGTATTGTACAAAACATTCCCAACACCTGGCGCATTTGGATTACCGTAGACATAAGTTCCAGTGCCTCCGCCCTGGATGTCTATCATAGTACCTGCTGTAATACCTCTTATCATGCGTTTGCAGGAATAATGTATTTGTAAGTAGCAATGCCACTATCAAGTTCAATTTGCATGGCACCATCGTTACTAAAGCTCATCTTAGTATTGTTTGCATCTGCAATCTTCAAGATACCTAATACCGGAGCGGCAGGCCAACTCCATGCTTTTGTAATCTTACCTGTTACACCTGTTGCAAATGTAAACTCGCCACCGTGACTGCTAACATCGCCAAATGTAAACTTTAGTTGGTCGCCATCTGTTTTAGCAATAAACGTATTATGCTCTGGGTTAGCACCTGCCTGGAATTGAAAACGCTGAACAGCACTAACAGTAGGATTAACTTCAACGTGCCAGTTAACACCGCGGAACTTAACAGTCTTAAGTTTCTCGTTGATAATTTCTGTGTTCATAAAACGGTAATCATTTTTAAAGTCGCCGTCTTTGTTTTCAAAGTGGAGGCCTACTGGCAATGTTTCACCGTTACGATCTTGTGTTACAACTTCGATCTTAGCATCTTCTTGATACTCTTTACCTTCAACTAGGTAGCGTAGCTTTTCCAACTGTGGCATACCAAACACACCCTTCATGTTTGGTTGTGGATCTTTTGTTTCAGCATACATAATAACGCTACGGTCGTCTGCCATAGAATCAATTAAAGTTTTATCTTCTGTACCTGTAATTTTTACAATGTTTAAGAAGCCTAGTTTGTTGGTATGAGCAACGATGTCTTGTAGAATAGATTTCATGTGAATTTCCTTTGTTTAAGTTTATTTAGATTTAGTATATAAGTCAACAGATATTTTACTCAAAGTCAAATAAGCTGCCGAATGTATTTGTTTCGGTAGTACTATTTAGATCCCAGTCTAGCACACCGATAAGATTATCAAGTTTGTTGTTGATAATAACAGCTTCCATTTCTGCATGATCAAACGGCAACTCTTGGAACCATTTTGGTAAACGGAGTTCGTCAGTTGGATAAGCAACGCTGGTAAAGCCTAATGGGTTAGGTTTAACCTTGCATACAATAACTTTCATACCGTCGACAATGTTTGTACTGTATTTGTCACCGTTCATACGTTTTAGTGTATTCCAGTTAATACTAGCACGAACGTGTCCAGGCATATTAGTTTTACCTGCCTTTGCTTCCTTGGCTTGGTATTCGGCAATGTTATTAGCACGTTTTGGACTACCCTTCTCCCAACCTGGTCTGGATTTAAACTCAGTTCGGAACTCGCTAATGCGTTCTAAGATTTCAGTCTCTTGTGCATTATTAAGAACCTTGGTTAGAATTTCTTCTAAGAACTTCTGCATAAATTCTGGAGTATCACTACGCTTCAAGTCTAAGCCCATGGCCTTGATCTTTCCAGGCTTTCCGTCAATGTCTGTACGCTTGCCTTCTTTATCATAATACAATACAGCATAACGTTTCTTAGTAATGAACAGTCCTTTAATAGCAACAATTTCACGACCTGCTTTAATAACATCTCCGCGGCTCTTAGGGCAATGGAATGCATCAAGCATGAATTGTGGAAATGTACTGTTCACTTCATTTGAAATTGTATCGTACAACTGAATTGCGGTATCTTTATCCCATGCAATTTGGCCTTTAGCAATCTCGTTCTTTAGTGTACTGTATGCGCTAAAGTATGCAGAGTCTGTATCACCATAGATAATTGCTTTACCAACGTGATTGTATTCGCCTGTAACAACCTCATTGATCTTAGATGCCATATGTTTAGCAATTTGTCTACCAGTTAGTGTAGTTGACTGCCCAATTCGTCCGTCAAAGAATCTACAGCCCATATTAAGAATAGCACCATACAAACTGTTCAAGTTAATTTTCTTAACTAGCTGACGTTTGTCCCAGTATTCTTCTTCAATTTTATTTTCGGCTTTGATACAATCTTTAAGTTTGGCCTGCATCTCTTTACGTTCGGCATACCAACGCTTTAACAGCCCGGGGATGATACCTTCAATTTCGTGTGTAAAGATAGTACCATTTGCACTTAACATCCATGGCTTACCACTTTCAAAGATAAGTTCATAAATCTGTGCGCCGGACATGATATCTTCGGAACCATTCTCCCATTCAACAACAATGTCGTGAGCACGATCTTGGTTCATAACAAACTCGTATTCGTTAACAGCAAACTTACCTTCCCATGCAGCCGCAAACGAATTACCTTTGGCAATTTTCTCATCAATTTCTGCTTTGGTGTAATCCTGACGCAACTGTCCAACAATGGTTTCTGGACCCATGTTCAGCGCACGAATAACAGATGGATACAAGCTGTTAATGTCCATTGATCCAATGTAATCATGTAATCCTTTTTTAGGATATGCAACATAAGCACCTGCCGCTTGGTTAGTCTCACCTTCATCACGCTTAGGACGACTTGGAACAATCATACCGCGATGATGTGCTTCATTTACAATAGCTTGTTCTGTAACGGCTACAGCACCCATTGTGGTTTGTAGCAATACAGTATTTTCGTGTGCAATTGTATTGGCTAGATCTAAGAACTTTAATTTCTTATCTAGCTTGTTAAGCAAGGCAGTATCTTGCCTGTTGTATTCAATGAACTTTCGGAAGTCGTTATTGTAAAGTTGATCAAGTGTACCTTCGTACACAGTCTTGCTTTCACCTACTTCCATTTCTCCAATGGCATCCAGTCTGTACGTGTGACGTTCTTCGTATGTGTACTTGCGGTACAGCTCGAGACTGTCCATATGAACGCGACCAACCAGGTCATAAGTAATAGCTTTTTTTCCATACTTCTCGTACTCCCGCTTCTTCGGCATTTGTCCCCATAGGCATAATCTCCGAGTGTCTTCTTTACTTAGCGTTTTAATAATACGATTAACAGTATACGGCATATCAAAGCCTTCGCTGTTCCATCCGCTTAGTACATCCGCATCTTCGATAAGATTTAAGAATGTATCTAGCATTTCATATTCTGTTTCAAATAAGAATGTGTTAGGAAAGTCTTTGACCTGTTCTTGTGCTTGCTCCATAGTAAGAGTCTTTGGAGGTACTGCCAAACACACAAGTGTGTCTAACCATTGTAGGTGAACAGCAATCGCAGTAATTGGCATGAACGCATCGTCGGGAGATGCATAGCCACGTTCTGGATCAAAGTCCACCTCAATGTCCCAAAATGCTACATTTAGTTTTGGCGGTTCTTTACCTAGATAGTTTTCTTCAAGGCATCGAAAGATAGGATTGATATCACTTTCATATAGCTTATGACCGCTATAAATTCGTTGTTCTTTTTGGAATTCTTTATAGGACTTGGCAGTAACCTTACTTAGATTCTCGCCGTAAATTGATTTATATTTGCCCCGTTGATCCGGGTAATAAAACATATACCTTGCAGGATAGTCTTGCACTATTCTGCCTTTTTTAGGATCTCGTTCGATTACTCGAACAACGTCCTTTTCGCGATCCCAGATCGCGTCGACATAACTCATATATTTTCTCCTTGTGTAATTTGTGGCTTACACACACCTCAATGATCATTTGTGGCTGATCAGACCTTTCTCTTATGTATTTATTAAACGTATATATCCGACTAAATCTATACTTACTAGAAGTACATAATTAGCTACCATACCTGTGCTTTTACGAGTCCAAGCGGCCCAGCCAAAAATAGCACATTGTAAAATAAAGATTGGGTATAGATATATAAACAGCGGATCAGTTGCACTGGTAGCAAGTACCAGCGAACATCCTAGGCTCATAAACCACGCTGTAATTTCTAATACAAAACGAGTAGGCCATTCTTTATAATCGCCCTTTGCCCAGTTATAGACATTTACAAACGTATTGGTAATTTGATCCATTAGTCTTCACGACGGTTAGCGTGTCCGCTAATATCAACAATAGTTTCAAGATCGTCAAATTCGCGGAATACTTGATCCCATTGATCTTTTTGTGCAATACGAATTGCTTTTTTAATAACACTAGGTTTTACTTCTAGTTCTTCTGCAACTGCTTTAATTGTTTCATTCAATCCTTCTGTAAGGTCTTGAATTTCCTGCATAACTGTGCAACCTTCTGCAACGATCTGTTTAATCTTTGCTTGTTCTGGTGCGCCAAAAGTTTTACTCATAAAAAATCTCCTTGTTTACTATTATATAGTAATTAAACAAGGAGATCAAGTAATTTTTAAAGTTTATTATTCGCTAGGCATCCACGGCATTGCAGTTTCAGTTGCTTCTGGTCTTGCAATTTCGGATAGCTTCTGATCTAGATATTGGTAGTATTCGCCTTCTAGTTTACTGCCTAACTTTGACTTAGTCCATTCGATAACTTGCTCTTGAGTTAACGATGAGTATGCAATAAACGCTTCTGTATCTGGAAGATCAAGATCAACAGTACCGTTAACTTCAACGGTGTTAACGTTATCTGTTCCTGCTAAATTCCAATATACTCTTCCAACTGCATTTTCTAATCCATTAATAGATGCAAAACTTTCTAGTTTTGTTACTGACCATGTATATGTATTTGACATATTATTTCCTTATTTCTTTTTGCTTGGGTTTTTTGCGGCATAGCTTGCAGCCACAGCCATTTGTGCTTTCTTAGCAGGTGTTTTATTTTTAAATTGGTGATACTTGTTTGG